AGGCCCAGTTTTACCGAGCGTGTGTCTGAATTGATTGATAAGGCACTGTGCGCGGAACATAAAGCCCAGCCAGAACGCGATTATCTGGGGGCTTCCCGCCTCGGGGAAAACTGCAGCCGTAAATTACAATATGAATATACCAACACACCCAAAGACGAAGGTTTTTCCGGTCAGACCTTACGGATATTTGCCGCAGGCCATGTGTTTGAAGATCTGGCCATTCGCTGGCTGCGTCTTGCCGGGTTTGAGCTCTTCACTGAAAAGCCGAATGGCTATCAATTCGGGTTCTCGGTCGCCGATGGCCGCATCCGTGGACATGTTGACGGCATTATTAACGGCGCACCCGAGGCGCTGGGCCTGACATTCCCGATGCTTTGGGAGTGCAAATCGCTTAATGCCAAGTCATGGAAAGACACCGTCAAGCGCGGCGTTGCTAAATCAAAGCCTGTTTATGCCGCGCAGATGGCCACCTACCAAGCCTATATGGAAGGCAGTGTGCCGGGCATCAGTAAGAACCCGGCGCTATTTACGGCCATTAATAAAGATACGGCAGAGCTGCATTTTGAGCTTGTTCCTTTTGATGCGAGCCTTGCTCAAAAGGTCAGTGATCGTGCGGTTACCATCTTAAAAGCAGCCAATTCTGGTGAGTTATTGCCGCGCCATACTGCTGATCCTGAACATTTTGAATGTCGTTTCTGTGCCTACCGCAACCGTTGCTGGGACCAACTCGTTGGGGAGGTGCCTGCATGACAGCAAGCTGGTCCGATTTTAACGATGCGCCAAGCCAATATCCTGAGTTTAAAGACGCTGCTATTCCTACGGACGATATCCGTCACCAGCTTATCGGGCGACTGGATCAAGTCTTGTCTTATTTGCTGCCCGCAGGACGCATAAAGCGCGGCGTGTATGAGATCGGTGATATTCAAGGCAATAAAGGTGACAGCCTCAAGATTGAGCTCAATAGTGGCAAGGCTGGCATGTGGCATGATTTTGCCACGGGCGAAGGTGGCGACATCTTTGATCTATGGGCTGCTTGTCACAATCTGGATACCAAACATCAATTCCCGCAAGTGGTCAGCTCAGCCAGTGAATGGCTGGGATTGTCTTCACCTGCGCCGATACCTGCTGCTCCAGTCAAACCTGCAAAACACATCCCCGAGGATGAGCTTGGCCCGCACACGGCCAAATGGGACTATCTGGACGGTGATGGCAAGCTGATTGCCTGCGTCTATCGCTATGACACAGCCGACGGCAAGGAATTCAGGCCATGGGATGTGCTGGCAAAAAAACATCGCGCTCCCACACCAAGACCGCTTTTTAATCAGCCGGGCCTCATGGAAAACCAGCATGTGGTTCTGGTCGAAGGTGAAAAAGCTGCCGAAGCTTTGATGACCCATGGCATCACCGCCACAACCGCGATGAATGGCGCAAAAGCCCCGCCCGAAAAAACCGACTGGTCTCCGCTTAAAGGCAAACACCTGCTGATCTGGCCGGATCATGATGAAGCTGGCCGAGCTTATGCCGAGGCCGTCAGCGCATATCTTGGCACACAAGGCGTAACCGCTTCGCTCACCATTTTAGATGTACCGAGAGACAAGCCCGAGAAATGGGACGCAGCCGATGCTGTTGCTGAGGGCTTGGACATACGCGCTTTTATTGCCGCGTGCATCAAATCCGAAAAAGCCGCCGTCACCGCTGTGCCTGCCTTCACGGTTGGGCATTTTCTGGATGACACATCGCCTATGCCAGAAGATTTAATCCTGCCGCGTGTGTTAACGCCGGGTGGGCTGATGGTCTTTGGTGGTGCGCCAAAGGTCGGCAAGAGTGACTTTCTGCTCTCTCTACTGGCCCATATGGCGGCAGGCGTTCCTTTTCTTGGCATGAAGCCACCACGCCCCTTGCGGATATTTTATCTGCAGGCAGAGATTGGCTATCACTATTTGCGCGAGCGCCTGCAAAACATGGCGTTTGATAAAAACCTGCTGCCGCTGGTCCGTAAAAATCTGGTCGTTACGCCGCAATTCAAGATGCTGCTCAATGAGCATGGTGTGGCTGCCACATGTGAGGCCATTCGCAGCCATTTTAGTGATTTGGGCGTTGATATTATCGTCGTTGATCCGCTACGTAATGTGTTTGACGGTGGCGAAGGTGATGCAGGTGAAAACGACAACGCCGCCATGCTGTTTTTCTTGCAGCAACGGCTCGATGCCTTGCGTGATACCGTTAATCCTGATGCCGGGATCATCCTTGCCCACCACACACGCAAAATCCAAAAGAAGCAGCTGGAAGAAGATCCGTTTCAGGCACTCTCCGGAGCGAGCAGTCTACGAGGCTATTACACCACCGGGCTGATTATGTTCCAGCCGGACGAAAACCAGTCTTATCGCCAACTGATTTTTGAACTGCGAAACGGCCCGCGCCTGCGCTCAAAGGTGATCGATAAGGTTGATGGTGCGTGGCAAGAGATGGAATACAGCTCGGATCGTCTGGTCAATCGTGACTATGGCCAGAAGCTGGATGCCGAACGCCGTCGCAAGCGCGATGTGATCCTTGAAATCATCTATGCAGAATCCCGCGCTGGTCGTGTCTACACCATGAACCAGTTTTGTCAGGCGTTTGAAAACCGCGCCGGGCTTGGCGGCAAAGACACCATTCGTGGTCGCTTGGACGTGCTCTCCACCAAGGGCTACGTCAAGTTTTTCAAGGATGCAGACAATTACGGCCTGAGTAGTCCCTCTCGCACCAAATACGGATTTTTGTGCGTTGAAGATATGCATCTTGGCACTGGTGAAGAGATGGTCGACCCGCACACAGGCGAAGTCTCTACCAAGCTGCAAGCGGTCTATCCAACCCATTACAAATGCCGCCAGACAGCCGCCGTTCTGCCTGTCGAGAACCCTCGCATGTGGATTTATGACGAGGAGGATCAGGCATGATGAACCAGCTCCAAAACTCCCACAAAAACCAATTTCCCCACCCGGGAAAAATGATCTTATGCGCTCCCAAACTGGAGCAGTTTCGGCCCAATCTGAAACTGCAGCAAATCTGCCAAAACTGGAAAATGCCAGCCATATCAACGGTTTCAGCGCAGTTTCGGGCCAGATTCCAGTTTTGGTCATCCAGTTTCGTTCCAAACTGCCCAAACTGGCGGGAAAGCCTTTTATTTCAAGGTGTAGCCAGTTTGGAAGTGTTTAGGAAAAAGACTCCCTCTCCCTACGGGAGAGAGTGCCCCTATGGGGGCAACTCTCCCCGGTCGAGGGTTTTATGGGTGCTCATTTCATCTTTCCCAACAACCAAACAGGAGGTCTCCATGGAAAAAACCAAGCCCAATTCAGTTATCAAGGATTCCTTGACAACTCCAGTTCGTCGGAATTTCCGACAAACTGAAAATGACCAACCCATTTTGCTCAGTCTCGATCTGGGTACAGCTACCGGATGGGCGCTCTCCAACAAACATGGACGCATCATGAGCGGCACAGCGCATTTTCGTCCCCGTCGTTTTGAGGGTGGCGGTATGCGTTTCCTGCGCTTTGAACGCTGGCTAAATGAGACCCGCGATGTGTCGGGCGAGATCAATGCAGTCTATTTCGAAGAAGTTCGCAGGCATCTTGGTGTCGATGCAGCCCATGCTTATGGCGGCTTTCTGGCTTCACTCACCGCATGGTGTGAAGAGCACAGCATCCCATACGAAGGCGTTCCGGTCGGCACGATCAAGAAGTTCATCACTGGCAAAGGCAATGCTGGCAAGCAGGCTGTTATTTCAGCTGTCAAAGCCCTCGGCCATCAACCCGAAGATGACAATGAAGCCGATGCACTGGCTCTCCTGCATTTTGCCCGTGAGCAAATGATGGGAGGCCAGTCATGAGACATGCCAACCGACTTTTGGAACAAGCGACACGGACACTGGCAGAGCGCGGTGAAAGCTATGGATCGCCGCAGCCGCTATTCGAAAACGTGGCCAAACGCTGGTCGCTGACATTGGGCACAGAGGTGAACGCCGCACAGGTTGTTCTCTGCCTGATTGAGCTGAAGTTAGCTCGACTAAACAGCAATTCCAAGCATCATGACAGCATGGTCGATGTCGCAGGATATGCAGGAATTTTAAATGAAATCAATAACAACGGAGGCGCTTATGGAGCATAACTGGACAGAAAAAGATGTGGCTAATCAATTTGAAGAAGCAATTACAACGCTGAACAGATTACCCGCCGTTCGCGTGCAAGGCTATTTCAACTCATGGCCTGATGTTATCAGAACGCAGGAGGAAATTGATGCAAGTGAGCCGATGCCACTGCGCCTTCGTGCAACCCCTGATCAGATCACCCGCATGGAACAAACCTTGCGCTGGGCCATTTGGGTGGAGGTTAACGAGCGCAAATTGATCTGGCACCGCGCTGCACGTAAACCGTGGAAAACAATCTGCTGGGAGCTGGGCTGTGACCGCAGCACAGCATGGCGTAAATGGAGTATTGCGCTGGCAAAAATTACAGCTCGGCTAAATGCAGGACAGAAGTAAGCTGTTGCAACACATTAGTATTCGACACTTGCAACATTTTTGGCTATCCTGAAAGGCATAATCGGCAGACATGTACCCAACGCACCGCCGCTCTATTTTCCCCTCCCAAACTTCACGCATACCAAGCCACGGGTCCTTCCTGCGGCTGGAACGTATGCGGGCGGGCTGGGCGCAGTATTTCGCTAGCGTCAGGGCGGCAAAAGAGGTTCGCAGTTCGCACCCGGGTTCGCACGCCACTAATACATAAAAAGGTTTAACAATGGATTTGAATGTTCAGCAAATAGCGCTGGAGCAGCTGGTTCCCTATGCCCGCAACGCCCGCACACACAGCGACTCACAGGTCGCACAGATTGCAGGATCGATTGCTGAATTTGGATTTGTGAACCCTGTTCTGGTGGGTGGCGATAACATCATCATCGCAGGCCATGGCCGTGTAATGGCCGCCAAGAAGCTCGGCCTGCAAACAGTTCCAACCATTAAGCTGGATCACCTGACAGAAAACCAGCGCCGCGCCTTGGTGATTGCCGATAACAAAATTGCCGAGAACGCCGGATGGGATGAAGAATTGCTGCGATTGGAACTACAAAATCTTGCAGATGAAGATTTCGATCTTGATCTGCTGGGCTTTGACGATGTGGAGTTGGATGATTTATTGACATCATTGGATGACGATGAAGCAGCCGCGCTTGATGAAAACATTCCAGAAGTACAGGAAAACCCTGTCAGCCGTACAGGCGATATCTGGATTATGGGTGAGCACCGTTTGCTCTGCGGCGACTCCACAAGCGAAGCCGACATGAAAAAACTGATGGGTGGTGAGCTGGCCGATATGGTCTTTACCGACCCGCCCTATAATGTGAATTATGGCGATACGGCAAAGGACAAGCTGCGCTCCAAAGGTGGAGCCAAAGCCGGACGCAAGATTATGAACGATAATCTGGGCGATGACTTTGAGGCATTTTTAACCGCAGCCTGCAAAAATATGTTGGCTCATACCAAGGGTGCTCTTTACATCTGCATGAGTTCCAGTGAGCTGGATACACTGCAAAGCGCCTTCCGTAATGCGGGTGGAAAATGGTCGACCTTTATTATCTGGGCAAAAAACACCTTCACCCTTGGCCGTTCTGATTATCAGCGCCAATATGAGCCGATCCTCTATGGTTGGAAAGATGGTAATGACCGCTACTGGTGCGGTGCGCGTGATCAGGGTGATGTCTGGTTTTATAACAAACCGCAGAAGAACGATCTGCACCCAACGATGAAGCCTGTTGATCTGGTGGTACGCGGGATTAAAAACTCCAGTAAGACTTTGGATATTGTGCTCGATCCGTTTGGCGGTTCCGGCTCTACACTGATTGCTGCAGAACACACCGGACGACAGGCACGACTGATTGAGCTTGATCCTAAATATGTGGATGTGATTGTGCGTCGCTGGCAGGAAATGACCGGATTACAGGCAACGCTATCCGGTACCGATCAGGAATTTAAGATTGTTGAAAAAGATCGTCTTGGCGGTAAGGCCGAAGCCTCACTGCCTGTGGAGGGCGAGTGACGCTTCGTGTAAGGCTTTGGCATCGCCAAGCAGCCGATCAAGGTCAATGATTGAGCCGATGGCAGCATTGCGATTGCCGTCATCCATGTAACCGCAGCCCTCTTTTGCAAGGGTGGCAGCTTTTTCCAGCATCTCACGCATGGCGTTCATGTTGGCTTGGATGGCGTTATTGATAATGGGATTTTGGTTGCTCATGCTTGGGTTTCCTTTTTCTCGGTTGGTTTGAGGTAATAACGGCGGTCAGCGTCTTGTTTTTCTGAGCTCAGCTCAAAGCCTTCGAGCTTTTTGATAACTCGGGATAAAACGCCGCGCACCGTATGTTTTTGCCAGCCCGTCAGTTTCATCATCTCATCGATGCTGGCTCCTTCCTTGGTGCTGAGCGTTTCGATGATCTGAGATTGTTTGGTGGTCTTACTCATTACTTACCTCCTTTGGTGGCAGATTGTTGGCCCGCTTCATAAGCGGCTTCTAATGCGGCTTTGATAGACCAGACCGCACAGTCGTGAAAATCGAGGCTGTCGCTCTTGCGGGTCTCCAAGGTTTCAAGGTGCAGTTCGTCTTTGGCGATCTGCGCCAGTATTTGGTCTTTTGGGGTGTGTTTTATGTTGTTTGTCATGGTTGCTCCTTTGCTTGTTGACGTGTTCATGAACGCTTGGAAACCAAGGCTTATCAAGTCAATTCAAGGGATTAATCGAAGAATATGGGCGTATCGATCCGAGAATATGCAAGGCAGCGCGGTGTCAGCGACAC